CAACAATATCTGTTGGAAGTACAAACACTGGAAACGCTGGAACGAATGCAGTAGTTACAAATTCTGGAACATCTAGTGCAGTTGTGTTGAATTTTACAATTCCAAGAGGTGCAAATGGAGCAGACGGAGCAACTGGACCACAGGGACCAGAGGGTCCAGCTGGAGCAGATGGATTAAGCGCAGCACTTAATCCTATTGAAGGCGTTATATCAATGGTACTCCCCACTTCAGGAGTTGTTTCAGGTGTTTCTTCAAACTGGTTTCCTCAAGGAGACAACCAATACAGTATTGGAATCCCAAGTGGAAATGGAGTAACGTTTCCAAAAAGATGGTCTACAATATATGCAGCAACATCCACCATATCAACTTCAGACCTAAGATCTAAAACAAACATACAGGATTCTTCTTTAGGCTTAAACTTTATTAACAATTTAAGGCCAGTAAGTTATAATTTTATTGAGGGTGGCAGAGATGAGTCTGGAAATGTAATTCCTGGAACAAGAACCCACTGGGGTCTTATTGCACAAGAAGTAAAAGAAGCCATAGATGATGCTGGCGTAGATTTTGGCGGATGGATTCTAACAGATAAAAATAATTTAGATTCTGATCAGGGCTTAAGATACGAAGAGCTAATTGCTCCTCTAATCAAGGCGGTTCAAGAACTTACAGCGAGAGTAAGAGCCTTAGAGGGAGAGTAAGACATGTCGTACAAATACACAGTCTTACAAGATAAGCCTACGTCGTTCTACATGCTTGATGAAATTAGATCTGGAACGATAGGTAGTTATTTAAATCTACTTGACAGGTTTGCAACATATCAAGATTTAAAAGACAACGGAATATCATATTCTTCTATAAGCGGGCTTCCAATATATGATTATTCTGGAAACTCTAATGACGGATACGCAATAAATGCATCAGACAAAGAGCTGATGCCAATTGTGCACGGAACGGTAAGAGGTACAGAGGTTTTACCAGAAACACAAATTGCACTTAAAGCACCTGGTATCGCCACAAAGTTTAACTCAGACGATTCTTTTGCAATAGAGATTTGGGTCAAACTACCAGAAGATGAAAGTGCTAGTCAAATAATATTAGGGGACACAATAGAAGACTTTGGCATATTTTATGAAAATTCAAAAATCAAATTTAAGGTTGGCAATAAAGAATGTTTTTATAAAGTTTCAAACAAAGAGGCCATACATGTAGTTGCACAATTTTCTTCAAATAAAATTTGGATGTATGTTAATGGAGTTGAAGTTTCTTCCGAAACGCTTGATTCATATAAATTTACAAATACACTGATGAACTTTAACATAGGCCCCGTACCAGATAAAATTTTTATTGATGCAATAGCTTTTTATAGATTCAACTTGTCCCCGTATCAAATTAAAAAACATTATAATGAAGGAACAAAAGAAACTAATTACTCTCAAATAGTTTCCGTAGATGGAGGTTATCTGTTTAGCATAAACTCTTCAAGAATAAAACCTGCTTTAGTATATTCTTATCCTTTATTAAAATCTTGGGATCAAGTAGCAGATGAAGGCATAGTGGTTTCAGAGGATCAAAAGTATTTAAAGTTTAAATTAACAGATGTTGCTGAAACAGGAGAGTTTGAATTTATTGAAGAAATATTTATACCAAGCCACCTAGGAATCACTACATCGCAAATTTATTGGGAAGAGGACTACGCAGGCATTGATGTCTATGCTAGCGTTGACAATCAAAATTGGGAGCCGTGTTTAAACGGATCTCCGCTACCATTTATAAATAAAAATGAAAATTTAGGAAACGACTTGGTATATATAAAAGTAGTAATGTCATCAACAGACACTACGTCAGACCTCACACAGCTAAAATCATTAACAATTAACTTTTTTAAAGACAAGGTGGTATACGCAGATAATTTTGGATACAGCATAACATCTTCTTATGATTACTCTATTCCTGAATATAACAGTAGGATTCTTCTTGCTAATAAATGCAATGGAATTAAAATGTATGATGGACATGGATTTACCGTTAATGCAGACATAGATATTGAAACAGTAGAAATGGTCTATACGCCACAAGATGGAGAAAACGTATTACTATCAACAAATTTAGCTAAATATGAATGGTCATCAAATGGATTGATATCTAAAAACGGAATAGCATTAATCTACGTAAATGGGGTAAATAGGACATCCAGCACTAATATAAATGAATTTTTATCAAATGGTGTTCCTCACCATATTGTAGTGATATTAAATAGCCCTGGATCTAATTTAAAAATTAATCAAAATCAAGAAGATACAAAATACGGCCTGGGTCAGATGTACAGCAATCTTGCCATATATAACTATAGCTTACTAGAGCATCAAATAGACAGGCACTATAAGCTCTACACAGGAAATTTGGTTAATTTGATTGATGACACCTCTTTTTCTATACAAGAAAGCAATACGGGGAACGATTCGACCCCGTTCGTTATATTTTCTGTACAGGCAGACTCCATAAGCGTATAATATTTGACAAGGCCATGCAACAATATGGACTTTGACACCAGATAATGGTATCATTGTTGTCTATGGATATCTTAAAGAAAAATACGAGAATTGTTGAAGAGACAACCCTAGGAATCTATGTCTGGGAAATGCCAGATGGTAGATGGATTGGAGATGACGATGGGAATTTTCTTTCGATCACGTCAATCAAAGGCAATAGATCCAGAATCGATGCTTTGGCTAGAGAAGTTCGCTCGTACGGCATATATGAGGGCGGGCCTAAATTTCTTTCAGGACGTAGAAAAATTAACGACGAAGAACTTGCAGAGCAAGAACAGAGATTAAAATGGGGCCTCCCACCAGATCCATATGACATTGGAGTTTATAAGGACTCCGTATTGAGAGGCGGTAAAGTTCATGAATAGAAAAGTAGAGTTTTTAGAAGACGAAATTGATAGTGTAGATACTATTAATATCTCAAATACTGCCGACTGGTTTCATTTTCAAAAAGCAGAAGAGCATGACGACCCTTTTAAAGTAGGGCTAGACGAGATTAAAAAGCTAAGAGGCTTGGGCACAAACTTTAAACGCAAAATTAATCGTGATTTTTCAAAAGCATTTGTAGGAACAAGCGGAGTAGCAACACAGCAAAATTTAATGCAGCAAGCAATTAGCGGATATGCGCTATTTGATTTGGTGGAACCAACTTATAACCTAGAGTATCTTTCAAAGATATACGAAGTTTCAACATATAATTATGCTGCAATTAATGCAAAGGTTTCTAACATAGTTGGCCTAGGATACATGTTTACAGAAACAGATAAAGCAAAAGATGCAATGGATGAAATATCTGACAACAAGCAGCTTGATAGAGCTCGTGCAAAAATTGAAAGAATTAAAACACAGTTAGATAAATGGCTTGATGACTGTAATGAAGAAGAGTCATTTACTGAGACCCTTATAAAGGCCTACACAGACCTTGAGGCGACTGGAAACGGGTACATAGAGGTAGGACGTACAGTAGCAGGAGACATAGGCTATATCGGCCATATACCAGCCAAAACAATGCGTGTAAGAAGATTGCGTGATGGCTTTATTCAACTTCTATACGGCAAGGCTGTCTTCTTTAGAAATTTTGGCGATATGGAAACTATAAGCCCTATTGCTGGACAAGAAGACCGACCAAATGAAATTATTCATTTAAAGAAATACACACCAATGAACAATTATTACGGTGTCCCAGATATTATTGCCGCACAGCAAGCACTAGCTGGTAATGAATTTGCTGGAAGATATAACCTTGACTACTTTGAAAATAAAGCGGTACCAAGATATATTATTACAGTTAAAGGAGCAAAGCTTTCACCAGAATCAGAAAGAAAGCTTTTAGAGTTTTTCCAGGTCGGACTTAAGGGGAAAAATCACAGATCACTCTACATCCCTCTTCCCGCAGACACACCAGACTCAAAAACTGAATTTAAAATGGAGCCAATTGAAGCAGGAGAGCAAGAGTCTTCATTTAATATATATCGTAAATCTAATAGAGATGAAATTCTTTTAGCTCACCGTGTTCCAATTAGCAAGATAGGTATTCCAGAAGGAATTAACCTAGCGGCTGCTAGAGACGCAGATAAAACATTTAAAGAGCAGGTCTGCCGTCCAGCACAGGATCGACTTGAGAAAAAATTAAATTATTTAATTGCAGAAAAAACAGATGTTGTTCAATTAAAGTTTAACGAGCTAAGCCTAACTGACGAAGAGACACAAAGCCGTATTGACGAAATCTATTTAAGAATGCAGGTAATTACCCCTAACGAAGTTCGTATTCGAAAAAATATGACTACTATTGAGGGTGGAGACGAAATGGTTGATTTGAAGCCACAACAGGCCGCCGACCAAAGAGCAAAATCCACTGGAAATAGGAAAAGGGATCAACAGAGGTCAGCCAATGCTCCTGATAAAAGCGGGGAAGCCAGGAATCCAAAAGGCGATGGTCCAAAAGTCAAATAAGTTTAATCAACTGTTATTTGCGTTATAGTAGATAACACTATAAAATTAAGCATATGAACATTGAAAAAGGCCATTGGTCTAGTAATGGCGACAAATTACATTTGTCGATCCCATTCACTAAGGTCAACAGAGAAAATAGAACCGTATCTGGTTTTGCAACATTAGATAATGTTGACCAGACAGGCGATGTCGTCACAGCAGAAGCAAGCGTAAAAGCTTTTGAAAATTTCAGAGGAAATCTTCGTGAGATGCATCAGTCAATTGCAGTTGGTAAAGTTGTTTCATTTAAGCCAGAAACATATTATGATCAAAAATCTCAAACCTTTTATAATGGAGTTTATGTAACATCATATATTTCAAAGGGTGCACAAGATACTTGGGAAAAAGTACTTGATGGAACTCTTTCTGGTTTTTCAATTGGCGGAAAAATTAAAGAGTCTGATAATGAAGTTAACAAAGCAACAGGAGAAGCTGTCAGATTTATTAAAGATTACGACCTAGTAGAACTTTCAATAGTAGACTCCCCAGCAAATGAATTGTGCAACATCCTATCAATTGAAAAAGTTAATGGTCAAATGATCTATAAGGGTATTGCGACAGAGGTCGTAACAGAAAATATTTTTTACTGCGAAGAAAGTGATTCTGTATTTATGTCAACAGAAAAAACTTTTGAATCGCCAGTATCAGGAAAACCAGCCACACTAATAGGTTGGGTGGAGAGTTCAGATATGAATAAATCAAAAGAAATAAATAGAATTCTTGCTTCATTTAAGAAGTCAAGATTACCGTTGCCTGAAACACAAACAGCAAAACAGGCAAACGTAGAAGGAGGTAATGACATGGAAAAACTTAATGTAGGCAAAGATGCTGAAGTAGTTGTAGAAGCAACTGTTGAAGCACCAGCTGAAGTTACTCCAGAAGTTGATGCAGTTGTAGAAGAGGCACCAGTTGCTGAATCTAAAGACGAATCAAATGTCAATCTTTTTGACAAAGCATCAGAAGCCGCAGATTCTGCAGCCGAAGATACCTCTGCCGAAAACGTTGAAAAAGCAGCCGAAGCAGTAGAAGTTATGGTTGATGAACCTGATTTTGCAAAAATGTTAGGCGATCTAAAAGGCTTTTTCGCAGAAACACTCACAAAGGCTACAGAAGCAAATGCTGCACAAGTAACAGAAATTAAAACATCTGTTGAAGCTTTCAGCAAGAGCGTAGATGATAGAATTTCTGAGTTGGCAGAAAAACACAGTGCACTTAGCGCTGCTGTTACAGAAATAAAGGGCACCATTGAAGGTGTTCAAAAGCAGGTTAACGCTGTAGAAGGCGAAACTGCAATTAAGAAGTCCTCTGACCTTGGCGGGTCTGAGGTATTTACCAAATCAAAATCAAAATGGTCTGGAGCTTTCCTCGGTTCCGCAAATGAAATCTTTAACAATTAAAGGGTAGGTGAAATAAAAATGAGTAATGAATTATTAGAAAAGGCCGCAGCAGCTGGTACAACAGTATCAACTGGATTCGGTTCTTCAACAGGTGGTTCAGGCGTTCATGTTGCTTCAGAAAATGGCAACGGTGGACTTCTAAACCCAGAACAATCAGCACGATTCTTGGACTATATGTTCGATGCTACCGTAATTGGTAAAGTTGCACGTACTGTCCGAATGAAAGCTGATACAACAGAAATTGATCGTATGTCCGTAGGAGAGAAGCTTGTAAAGCTTGCATCTGAAGGCGAAAACACAGGAACTAACTCAGGTGTTACTTTCTCAAAAATTTCTCTCACAACTAAGAAGCTTCGCATGGATTGGGAACTTTCAACTGAGTCTCTAGAAGACAACATTGAAGGCGCAGACCTCGAAGATCATATCGCACGTTTGATGGCAACACAGGCAGGAAATGACATCGAAGATGTTATCCTAAATGGTGACTCATCACTAACAGGCGATGCACTATACAAGTCTTTTGACGGTGTAGTTAAGAAAGCAAAAGCAGGAGGTCACGTTGTTGACGCTGAAGGTGCTGTTATTTCCCGTGAGGTATTTAACAAGGCACTAAAGGCTCTTCCACGTAAGTACAAGCAACGTCGTACAGACCTTCGCTTCCTATCAGGTTCAAACTTGATCCAGGATTACTTATACTCAACATCACAGAACATTCAAAACGTTAACCCACAAGATATTGCCTCAGGCATTATCCGTGGAGATGTTCCAGTTCTTGGTGGTCCAGCAGGTTATGTAGCTCCATACGCATTTGGTATTCCAATCGTTGAAGTTCCACTTCTTCCTGAGACACAAACTGGTGACTATGACACCCCAACAGGATCACACGGAGATATCCACTTGACATTCCCAAATAACGTAGTTATTGGTATCAAGCGTGATGTTACTGTTTACCGATTCTTCTGGCCACGTAAGGACTCAATCGAGTACACAATGTATACTCGTGTTGGCGTTCAGATCGAGCAGGCAGACGCTTGGGTAGTAGTAAAGAACGTTAAGGTTGCTTCTTAATTAAATAAGAATTAACTACCGAAAGGCCCCCAATTAATTTTGGGGGCTTTTCATTTTAATTTAACAATGCTATAATTAAAGGACCTAGAAAAAGGAGAAATAAAATATGTCGTTTGACACATTAAAGGTATCTGACCTAAAGGTAATTGCAACAGATTTTGCAGTAGATACAGAAGGCCTAAAAAACAAAAAAGACATTATTGCTGCTCTAGCAGAAGAAGGCGTAACATGGAGTGTTTACCAAAGCACAGTAGAGGCAGTTGAAAAGGATACAGAGGAGATTGAAATTCTACCAAAGTTTGATCCTAAATCGCAGCCAGAGAATACAATCCTTGTAAGAATGACAAGAGACAACATGAGATACGATATTCATGGAAAGACATTTACAAAAAATCACCCATTTGTAGCCATGTCAGAAGAAGATGCTCAAAAAATCTTTGATAAAGAGGAGGGTTTTCGTTTAGCGACACCAAAGGAAGTTCAAGACTTCTATAACTAAACGTTAACATAAGTTAATGGAAATACTAGTAGGAACAAACTCACCAATAAAACATAGAGTTTTTTGGAAAGGCGAGGTTGTAGATTCTGACGACCTTCCACAAGTAAAGCTTTACGATATAACAGAGGATCCAGAAATATCTCCTTCTGTTAATCCTTCACAACTACTCACAACATTAACCGCTACAAAAATTGAATCAGACAATGGAGTCTATGAAGTTTATCCACCACTACAATATACTAACAGACCAAGAACTTTAAAACTGGTTTGGGAATATGAAGTAGAAGGAACACCAGTCTCACAAGAAAGTAAAGTTTTTGTTTCAACTCCTTATGTTGATCTTGGAGAAGCAGCCAATGCTCTTGGTGTAGGGGCTGACTACAGCGATCCAAATAAAAAAACATATCAGGAGATGTTAGAGGCAGAGCGATATGCAAGAAAGCTTATAGAAACATTTACTGGACAAAGATTTTATTTGCAAGACGCATCTCATACTTTGTACGGAAATGAAACAGACACGCTACCTCTACCAAGAAAAATAAATAAAATACATAAAATTTACAGCAACGATATTCTTCTTGTAGACAACTTGGCTCAACCACCAGTAAACAACTGGGGATACTCTCTTCAAATTTCAGAAAGTGGTTTTGGGGTTAGAATTAATCGTGCCAATATGCTAGACAATACAGTATATACTGCAAACGGAATGGTTCCTCCATCTATTACAGACACTTCTGGAGTTTTTAGTAATCATATTACTTATATACTAGAAGGAAGATTTGGTTGGGAAGACGTGCCAGATGAAATCAGTATGGCATGCTTAGAACTTATGAAAGACTATTTCTCTAAAGATAAGGTTTGGAGAAACAAGTATATTAAAAACATATCTACGTTTGACTGGAAATTTGAATACGACTCAGCAACATTTTCTGGTACGGGCAATAATTACGTAGACCAGATACTATCAGATTATGTTATAACTCAAATGGTAGTGATTTAAAATGAGCGAGCTAATAGGTTCTCTGATGCCTATGCAGGCAGACATATATACACAGGCAAGCCAACAAGACCCTAATACTGGTTCTATTAAAAAGGTTTGGTCTTATGTAAGAACAATAGACTGTGCTGCAAAAGGAAACATAACTAGATCTGGAACTTCAAGCTCAAACGACAAGCAATCATTTTCAAATAAATATGAAAACCAACAAATTGTAGAAATTAGAAGCAAAACTCAAATTAACTATCGAGAAAAAATTAATAATATTAGGGACTCAGCAGGCAATGTTATTTGGAAAGAGTTGAACTATCCAACTGAAACCCCAACTGTTTTTGAAGTAATAAGCTCTACTCCAGTAACAGATCCATTTGGCAACGTCATTGCATATAATTCAATTGCAAAGAGATCTGAGAATCAAGAAATTGGACTCTAGCGTAGCTTTACTTCAAACTGCCAGCGGGCTTGAAAGGTTGATGGCGGGATCCGTACCAGGAATAATTAAAGACAGTACGGTTGCTCAGATATCAGCATTTCTTTATTATGAGGCTGCCGTTATGTCTAAACTAACCACTCACTCTGCATTTAAAAATTTATTTAAAACTACTATATTTAATCAAATAGAAAAGGATTTTGGTTTATATATAGACTCACAAGCAAGAGTTAAGCCAAGATCTTTACACCATGTTTATGAATGGAATAAAGCTGGATCCCCTACATCAAGATTATTTACCCTTTCAAGAATTGATACAGAGGGGCTTTCGTTTAGAATAAATTATGATTTTAAGATATCTAAATCTTCTGTGCCGTCTAAAAATAAAAAACAGAAAAAGAGATATGTATTTGCAAATAAAGCTTCTGTGATGGAGTCTGGAATGCCCGTAATAATCCGTCCTAGGTCAGCTGAGAGGCTTGTATTTGAAATTGATGGTGCAACAGTCTTTATGCCTAAAGGTACCTCAGTGGTCGTTAAAAGGCCTGGAGGAACACAGGCTACTAATCAGTTTTCTTTATCATACGGAAGATTCTTTGGCGGACAGCTGGTAAATAATTCAATTAAATCTTCTGGTTTACAGCAAATATTTGGATCTAGAATAAAAAAAGCAATGGGTGTCCCAATGAATATTAAAAAGGTGCAATATAGCTTTAGTGCTGGTAAAATAAGAACACAGGCAGATGCAGCATTACACGCATCATTTGGAGGCTCACTATGACAGTAGATTATAAAATAGACGCTATGTTCGAGCTTCGTAAATTTTTGTGGAATGAATTAAAAGAAGCTAAGATATTTGAAGCAAGCGACTACTACTCAGATTCCTCAGACACAGAAATTATCCCCATAATACCAGTGCAACAGTCTCCAGAAATAGACCAATTTTTAAATGGGAAAAAGCATATAGTTTATGACAAGATCGGAATGTCATTTGAGGACATCTGGCTAATAGCCTGCGAAAAGGTCCTATTTACAATTTACTCTACAGACATCACAGAGGTGTACGAAATAAGAA